CCTGCGGGATTGGCGGCCGGCTCAGAAACGATTGAGCAGTCATAGATTTCAGTCACCCGGGCAAAGCGTTCCGATCCCATGACTTCAGGCACGCCGCTAAAGGTAAGGGATATGCCAAAGCCTTCGGGCAGGACTTGGGCCAGCTGCTCGACAAACTGCGCCTCGTTAGTGTTAAAGAGGTTTAGATCGCCCAATAGGCGGTCGCCTTTGATTAAGAAATTATCGATATAACCAAGGATGCCGGTGACGGGTGCGCCGTGGCCCATGGTCACTTTGATCCGCTTCATGCTTTGCGCCACTTTGAGCGCTTGTTCGAGGGAGGTTTGGTCGATCTTGAGGTTGTGGCCCCTAGCCTCTCCAACCGTTAAAATAGAAACGCTGTTTAGTTTGTTGGCCATGCTGGCCAACGGGTGTCAAATCAGTTTCGGCTAAAGATAGGATTACGAGAAACGGGATCTGCGGGATCTGGGAAGATGGGATTATAAACAGGCTGACCGGGTTCAGGCGGTGTGTGCATGTCATGAATTGCCTTGTTAATGGCATAAGCCAAATGGGCGGCCTGCTCTGTTTTTTTCATAAAGAGCATTTGATTATTTAGGCCCCCAAACTTCAACTCAACGTAAGGGCGGCAAGATCCTTGGATGATTTTCCAAAGTATAGCGACCGACATGCAGGCGATAGTTATCCCAAGTACAGGGCTTGTTTGGCATGTAACAATTCCAAATAGGACGCCGAACGCACTGAGAAAACACCACATAATGCTACCCAGCCCCATGCTTTCCCGGCCATGAGCAGTGCCGACGATGGACGCTAGATTATAGGTTTGGTTGTAAGGGTGGCCAACGTTGATCGTCCGGCCAATTACGCTGATCGATCCGTCATCAAAGTAAACTGAGCTGGTTTCTGGTGAATTACCGTCCATGCCCCAATCATATCGGCGGACGGCCTGCGGGCAACTGCTTTTTATGATTAACTTTTTAGAGCAGATCGCCGTCAGCTTCGCGGTAGCTTTTCTTTACCTCGCCACCGCCTGCCATCTTTAAAAATTTGTTTACCCTAGCAATCGCCCAGGCCGTCCTGCTGTTGGGCCTTCCGCCGCTGATGGTCGGCCTAAAGCTCGTTGAGAAAGCGCCAGCACCCCTGCGAAAAACTTTCTTGAGTGCCCCTAGGATTGGAGCCTTGCGATTGGGATGGCGCTTTTTGAAATCGGCTATTTTGTTTTTTAAAGTTTCTTCAACGGCTTCACTGATCTCGATATCCCCTGCCTTTGACCTAGTGGAAGCTGTGCCGGCTGGATTCGTATCACTGCCCTTCTTGCGTTCACTTGCCGGCGCGGGTGTTTGGCTGGCTGACTTCGGCCCCGGCCGAGCCGCCATCTCACGGGCGATCCGGCGCATCTGTACCGCTGCCCAGCTTTGGGCAGGATCGCCACCCCATAACGCCCAAGCTATCCGGCCCGCCGATGGGAATCCCGGTTCGCCAGGACTAAAGCCTTCGCCTTTTTTGTCCACTTCATGCCTCGCTAGGTATGAGCTGATGCGGGCGATTGTCTCATCTGGAAAGTCTACGTTATTGATTATATCGCGTGCCCTAGCCACGCCCACTTCAGTCCCGCCCCGCTTGTATTCCCTACGCCATTCTAGCCCCTTCTTGGCTTCGGCAATCATGCCGGCCGTGGGTTTAGCTAATTCTATTTTTTCTTTTTTTTTAAGCCCGATTGCGTTTGCGACCATGTCTAGTTCTTTGTCGCTGAGCTTGTAATCGGGATCGTCCCGCATGGTGAAAGATTCTGTCTGTGGCTTGGCGGATAGTTTCATCTGCCTAGCACAAACGGCTGCCCTTTGATCGTTTTCTGGAAACTCGGACACCATTGTTGGATTGCCCATGCAACGATCCATAAACTTATCATCAGTCTCGCCTGCGTTTTGTGTTGGTAAATCTAGCTCAACCCTTGCGCTTAGTTCCGCATCTGGCCCAGCGTTCGGATCTTTCTCGGGATTAACTGGCGTAGGTTCGTCGATTGCGGGTGCTTCTTTGACTACTTCCACCGGGGCCGCCACGTCGGTCTGAGGTGCGACTGTTCCAATCGACGCGACAAATTCACGCTCTTTTGCAATCTGCCTGACTTGCTCTTCCCAATCTTGTCCAAGTTCGCCAAAGTAATCCTGCAGGCTGGATAGGCCCGCCTTGTAGTCCTCGCGTGCCTGCATTGCCTCACGCCCCGCGTCTACAGTCAGCGACTTCGGAGTCTGCCACGTAACCTTTGCGTAATCCTCCACGGCCGGTAGGTCTCCGTTGGCAATTGCGCCGCCGATGAAGTAGCGCCATGCGCGATTACAAAATCTATCGATGAGTAGGCGTTGCCGTTGCTCAAATCTGCGCTGAGCCTTAGCCACAATAAACCGCATCCCTGCCCCGCCAACGCTTGCTGGGTCGTAAACAAATTCAACAGGCAAGCCTAGGCCCATAGCCACGTCACGAATGAGGAACTTGGCGAAAGGCTCAAAGCCTGCGTGGGGCCGATTAGGCCCAATCATCTCAATCTTTTCGCCAGGTGAAAGGCGTGGGATCGTGGCCGAGCTGGTGATTTCCTCGCGGGCGATTGTCGGTTCGCCAGTGTCTTGAGCCTGCACGGTTCCAAAGAATCCACCTTGCCCAGCCAGCTCGTCGCCTTGGTCAGTAGTAATCACTGCCGCAATCGATCCCTGCAATTTCAAAGCGTCCTTCTCAAACTCACCTAGCATTTTTAAATCGCGGACGTGATTCAATGCGCGGGCTAGTGAAGAACCGCCACGGATTTGATCAGGCCGTTCTAGCTCCATCAAATGAATGACGGTATCTGCGCCCAACTTGCGATATAGCTCGCCTGTCTGAATTAAGTATCCAGTAGGCTCGCCGAGCTTGCCGAGGAATACGCCGTCAGAAGTTCCGTAGTCATCCCCCTCGCAAACGCGGTGGCCTTCCACAATCTGTAGCTTTCCCTTTTCCGTCATGATTACAAACACGTCGCCGTCCACGTCGATCGATCGCGATAGCGCCAGCAACATGTCCGTCCAGGTCATCCGGCCAGTGACTTCGGGCGATGGCACTACCACATCGCGCCAGTATTCCTCGCACAGTCTGCCAAAGTCTTGGTCTGCTCCGCGATACTGCGGCCGGAGTCCTGGCCCGATTGAATAGGTGGCAATGGAATCCACTGCCCCTTTGATCAGCCCCACGTTGCGGTACATGTGCCGGGCTAGCTTGAGCAGCTCAACCCGTGTCGCTTCGTTTAGATCTAGGCGAGAGTCGCGGGCATGGGCGCCATAGATGACGGGACGCTTACGAGAAAAGCCTGCGCCTTCGTAAGGTTGGAACGTGCTGATGCCTGCGCCAAATCCAGCTCCGAACGCCTTGATCCCTGCGCCCATCCGAGCAACGAGTGAAAGTTTCTGTGCCATAATCAGCTATCCAGAATGTAAGAAAATGAGGCGCTGGTGCGTGTGACCTGTACACCGTTTAGGTAATCGATTGCGGCCTGAAATAACTCAACCCGTTCGGTCGGTTTAAGATCAATCTGGAAGCTGGCCGACTGCCCGCCTGCTGAAGATCCTACCAGAGCACGGCCAGATGCTGCGCCCGTCATTGCCGCGTTGCGGTCAGCGGCAAGGTTGGTCAGGGCGCTTGCGGTAACCCCAGAGGCTTGTGCCAGGTAGTTCGTCGCAACTGCCCGCGTAAGTCTGCGGGAAATAGCCATCACGTCGCCACGGGTGTCAACGATTCCTCGTCTAGTGAAGCGGTTGGCCTAATGACTTTTCCGTACACGGCAAAGCCAGCCAGATAAGTTTCGCAATCGTACAAGTGATCCTGCCTGCTTTTGATGCGTATCCATTCGTAATGGTCGCGCCCTGTCTTGCGGTTAATCCGATGCACCTTTTTGTGGCTGCTCATGTGCTCGCGATAGTCCGGGCTTACGTCATGCGCAATTTCCCAGCGTGGCCCCTGCCCGCGTCGCAACCATGCCAGCAAATCCTGACAGGCCGGCGAGCTGAGCAGTAGAAGCATGCAGCCTGCGTCAGTCGGTTGCTCGGCCGAGTGTACCGACTTCATCCGACCGCGTGGCGTTTCGATCCAATATGCAGGACGCTCCTCGCCCTTTAATGCAGTCCATTTGTAGCGTGCGCAGATTCGGTATGTGTCCTGAGTCTCGAATCCTGAATCCATTGCCGTGTGCTTCGGTTGAACGCCTAGCGTGTGCAGGTGTTGCGCGACGTCCTCGATCGTTCGTGCCCGGCCTTCATCGATTAGTCGGCTCGTTCCATCCCTAGCGAACGCCCTTACCACGAACCAATACTCGTCAATCTGTCTGTCTATGGCCGCTAGTTTGATATGTTCCGTTTCCCAATCCTGCTTTTTCGCAAACGCACCGGCGGGAATGTCGACTGTTTTATCATCATCAAATTGGTCCTCCCACGGCATCGCACTCCATCCATTTACAAATCCTTGCAAGCCGTGCAGATAATGCTTTTGAGTTAAGAACTGTTTGGCGCAATCCGCAAAGGTTACGGTGGGCGAATACCAGCTAGGCAGTCGCATGCTGCGCCTTCCGCGTTCTGCGTTTGGATTCGCTGCCACCCACTTGCCTTGCTCAACGGCCGATCGCCTGTGGCCCTCAGTCCACGGCTCGTTGCACTTGGTGCAATGGTAGGCGGCCGTCTCACCCACTTTCTGTAAGTCCCATTTACCGTCAGGATTGCGTGCGCTGTCTGCCCATCGCACTTGCCCAAACTCCATCGCCTGCATTTCACCGCAAGCATGGCAAGGGACGTGGAAAGTTTCCTGCGTTCCTGCCTGATAGTTCTGCCATATATCGCCTGTGCTTAACGTCGGCGTGCTAGTCAGGACGTGCTTGCGGTTTGGAAAAGCCTTTGTGCGTTCTAGCGCCAGATTGTAAGCGGCCGCCTCGCGTTCGGTTGGTGGCGCGAACTTGTCCAGCTCGTCCAATACCGCAATGCAGATCGGACGTGAGCTGATGTTCGCTGGGCTATTCGATCCTACTAGGCTGAGAGTCATGCTGGTAAACTGCATCTCTAAAATTTTAAAATCGTCGCTATCGAATGGAAAAAGCGCTCGCACTGGCTTGCACTTCTCAAAGATCGGAGTCAGTCGCGTTTCGCTGTAGCTCCTAGCCAGATCTGCGTTCGGCATTACTAGCAGTGCTGGCGCCGGATCGTTTGCAATTCTGTACGCAAGCCAGATAGCCAGCGTCAGCGTCTTGCCTGTCTGCGATCCCCAGCAAAGACTAACGGTATGCACGCCCGGATCGGCCAGCGCCTCAAGTACGCCCGCCACGTAAGGCGTATACTTGGTTGAGTAAAGACCTGGTCGAGCGGTGATCCTGCTATCTAGCTGAATGTTTTTTTCCGCCCACTCGATGACGGACGGCGGTGGCTCGAAGTTCCAGCGATCGCGTTCGCGTTTGAGTAGCTGTTCGGCAGCCTTCACAGCGCGGCCTGCACTTGTCGCATCACTTGCCCCACCTCGTTCTCCACCTCTTTCTGTATCTCGGCGGCTGGCCGATGAGCGCAGATAGGCGCTAGGCGTTTTGGCATACCTAGCAGTAGCGGGATTAGTGCGTTAGTTCGGCGTGCCAGTATCTTGTCTGCCTCGTCGATCGGCACCATTTTGCCCTCCGCCTCGTTGATGTCGGGCCGATCGCCCTTCATTTTTCGCAGTGCCTCCACGACGCGAGTGTAATCGCCTATCAGTGACGACCGCTCCGGCCCGCTTGCCTCCTTGGCTGCCTCGCCCAAGGTGGCAGCCAGCGATTCAAGTCGATCGATCTCGCCGTCTAATCCTATCCCGGCTATCGGCTTCATCGGCTTTGCGACCCCAACCGCCTGCCCTTTCTCAAGCTGGCGCCGGGCTTGGCGCAAACCGACGCCGGTAGCGGCGGCTTGAGCGAGGATTGCGGTGTTTGGTCGGCGTCCCATAGGGTCTAACTATGTTTTTTTAAACCACTCAAAAAAGAGGTGACAGTTGCAAGCACCCCGATCCGCCTTGGGTTGTAAAAAGATTCCTTAGGCACTTACGCAAGCTGGCCAAACTAGGCCGCCCCCCGCAGGTCGTTGTAAGCCTTCACGATCGGCTCTGCCTCCGCTAGGAATTGCTCCTTCAGCGCCTTATCCTGGGCAATAAATTTTGCGCCTCTGGAAGCAAGCCACTGCCTTGCTTTCATTATAGGAAACAGGAAGTGCTTTGGTTCACTTGGCTCGCTCATCGTGATGGGGTCAGGCAATATGCCGATGCGTAGATAAGTCTGACGCATAAGGCTTGGGTCTGCATCGCCACTACTCAGTCGCTTCTGAGTAGCTGCGACTTTCTCATATCGTTTGCCAACCTCCTCAGTGATCCCTGCCTCCTCACATATCGCCTGCACGTCCTTACCCTCAGTCCGTGCTACTGCAATGATCTCGCCGGCGTCAGATGCCAGTGAGATTGTTCTGCCTACCAACTCAATCGCCTTGTCTCGCGTTTCGTTTAGTTTGTTAATTACGGATAGTAATTTCATTTGTTCATGCCTTTCTTTAGTGCGGCACTGTTGAATTTAGGCGCTTCACGCCGCCGCTTTGCGTGAACACGGTATGCCCGTTTGCGGTAGGATTCGCGGGCCTTCTCGCTCTTCTGCGATCGTGCTCGAATACCCAACCGATCATAGACTTCTGTGACTTTCTTGCTGATTGCCTGCTTAGTGATGCCGTACCGCTTGGCCACGGCCGTCATTGATTCAGGAGAACGGTTAAGAGATATGTTCAAGACCGCATGTCCCAGTGTGTCCGTTCGGTTGGCCATGGCCGGATGATCGGCAGACTTGTCCATCAAGTGCTCTATCACTTTTGTGATAGTCGCAACCGTTGATGTAGTGACCGTAATCTTAAGGTCATCGCATGACTCAAAAACCAAATCTTGCAGGCTATCAATCATGCTTGCTGGATGCGGAATAACCGCTGGGATTCGCTCGATTGCTTCCTGATCTATCATATTAGATTAACCTCGCTAGTGCAGTCGTTAGTGCAGTAATGGAAATGGTGTAATGCATTAGTGCAATAATAGGCCCTAAAGGGCCTTTATTACTGCACCTACATGCTCCGCAATACTGCACTAGTGCAATAAGGGTTACTGCACTAACGTTAAAAGGGCTCATTTGTCACCTTTTTGCTGAATAAACCAGCTTCAGTTTCTTCGATCAAACCGTCCTCTTTGGCCTGCTTCACACGGGCCTTCGCTTGCCGCTCCTGCAACCCGGTGGCCTGTTGTACAAATGCGACCACTTGGCTGTATTTAGCCCCTTCGGGTAACTTGCCCCAATCGATCGACATAGCCTTTCTGCCCACTGACTTTTCAGGCGCCCCTACTTCAATCCACGCCATCCCCCGGTCGGCATGCTTTAAGTGAACTAACGGCTGCGTCTTGGTTGCGATAAAATCGCTCGCAGTGACGCAAGGACGCAAGCCAGACCGCTTTCCGCGCTTGGTTACTTCCAGCTTATATGTGTACGTTCCTTGCTCATCCTGGCCACAAGGCGACAGCATTAAAACGGCTCTTGCCCAATTCGTCAGCTCGCTTGAACCAAATCCACTATACGCCTTGTCGTGCCCTTGGTAACCGCTGCCGTCCCGTGTTGGCTTTGGCGTATGGTGCATAAGCATCCAAGCAAATCCGCCAGATAGGGCGAGTGGGTTAAGCAAATTACGCAAAAAGCCACCGGCAGTCTCTTGGCTGGATAAGTCGCCACCGATAAAAGCCAGCAACGGATCTACCCAGGCTAAGTCGGGTTTATGCTTTTCAGCTAGGCGACGCATACGATCGACGAACCGTTCACCAGTGGACGTGCAGTCACGCACAATCACAATGTTCTGCTTCACTCGTTCCAGCTCCTCTGCGGTCAGATCCAGCGCCTTTAGAATGCCCTGCAACGCTTCCGCCACGTCGCCCTCGTCGTTCTCTGCCTGCACGATCAGAGACTTCAATGGCTTGCCATGTGGCGATATGCCGAACAGATCACGCCCGGCCGCCCAAGTGATTGCGGCCTGTAAGCACAATACGCTCTTGCCAAGGCCACTGCTACCCACCCACAACGCTGAACCGCCACGGCAAATCCACCGCTTGCCTAGCAGTTGCGTGATGTCGGCATCCTCCTTGAAATTAACCAACTGCTCCCAGCTATACGGTTCCGGAATATCTCCGTAAATCGTGCGCTCCTGCCACTCCATATAGGTCAGCGTAGGTGCGCCACACTCGACTAACTCCTGCTGCAAGCCTGTGGCTGTTCTCATCGCACCGGGCAAGCGCGACAACCGCCCTGCGTCCTTGTTCGCTGGATCTGGTTTAGAGTGTTCTAAATGCTTATAGATAAAATCCACACGTTCAGCAAACTCCTTGGCATTGGCTGCCCTAATCTCCACCCAGGCATGCAGGCTACGTGATCCGCTCTTTATGATGGACGACGTAGGCAGGCCGCTGCGCTTAATGATGGCCCACTGTTCAGCCATCGTGCTTTCATCAAACTCGATCAGGCAGTGGCGATATTTGACGATAGATTCCGCTTTCCGATTCTTTCCGTTGTTAGCGTTGATCGACACGTACACGCCCACTGCATCCCCTTGCCATTCCTTCAATCCGTCGGCCTTAAACAGCTCTAGCCATTCCTCCCGGCTTCGCGTCTCGCCTGCACCATCCGGCCGCTCGCGGCCGTCCTTATCCTTAATCGATCTGCAGATATTTATATAATCGCCCACGTCGAAACAAGTGGTCAGGAACTTATCGACTGGCCCGCTCTCCACACTGATCGGCATGGGCGGTACCGGCAGATCCTCCCGCACGATCGCCCCATTCTGATAACCATACTTGGCCTTTGGCTTCCACGCCTCCCTGGCTGGTTTGCTGAACGCGGATCTGACCGCACTGACGGCCTCGTTCTGCGACAGCCCTACTTTAAACGCCCACTCCTCTGCGTTCGTCGTTGCATCGAACTCCGTCAGACCTTGGTCACGCCACTGGCACGCCAGCTTAAAAAGCTGCGTGTTGCGCTCGCCTTCAGCGGCTCCGTTGCGGTGGATGGCTTCGATTGCGGGGGGTAAAGGTGCGATCATTTTCTGACTAACCCTTCCAAAGCTTTCTTAATCACGTACTCAATCACAGCTTCGGGGTCTTTCTTTAGCTGCTTCAGCCCAAATGTGTGCAACGCCTTGGCCGTCTTGGCATCATAGGTTACGTCGACTAGAACCTGCTTTGGCGCAGGCCGTGCTTTGCCAAAAGTAATTTTGCCTAGATCCTTCATTCGCCCTCCTTCGTTTTCTTCGCCTCAACGGCTTTCGCCTTAAATCCCTCGGCCTGCTTGAGCATTTCGGTTGCCATAAGAACGGCCAGATCCAGCCGGGTGCTTACTGCATCATACTGCTTTTTCAGTAAATTTTTCTTCGCACGTTCGAGCACGGCGAGATGCCAAGTGAGGCGTTTTACGGACATTTGACTGATTCCTTAATACTGCCTGCTGCTTCAATCATAAATTCTAAGCACTCATCAATTTTGTTTTTTGAAAGAAACTTAAAGCATTTTTCAATAAGGTTATCCCTACAGAAATCGTAAGGCTTTTCATCCTGTACCTTAAAATGCAAATCGCAGAGCTCCCCGTTGTTAAGGCTAGGATTATCTTTCTTAAGTCTTGTAAAGCCATCTATCGGCATACCCAAAATGTCCCAAACAAGATTGATCAAGGCGTAGTATTGCGGAATCCGCAGCTTCATGCCCTCTAACTCAATCCCTATGTCTGAGAGTTGATCTAACGCATCGGAGCATTCTTTTTGCAGTTCGAGCATTTCCTTTAATTGATCATGGTTAATGTCGTATTTCATATTTACTCCTTTTTTTAATTACCACTGCCCCATTCCCCACCTGTGGCGATTGGCACGGGCCTCTCGCACACAGTATGCATACTGCTCCGGCGTGTAGGTGCAGATAATGCGGGCGGAGAACATGGTTAGAATATCCTGCAAGCTCACAGCACCGCCTTCGGCAGCGGCCCCGCAAGTTTGTAGTGGTACTTGCTGGCGTCGTATTCCAGCGGATAGCCAAAGAAATCTCTGAGCAAGTCGATGTCCCGCTGGATGGTCTTATAGCTACATTCAAGCTTAACGCCCAACCTGGCACAGCTAGGCAGCGTTAGATCCCGGCGTAGCATGCCAGCGATCACGCCAAGGCGGCGGAACGTAGGCCGGGTATCGCCAAGGCCCGCAGCCCGATTGCGTTTAGATGCAAAAGTCGCGGCTCGTGTATTCACTTTATCACCTCCACCATCGCCACCTTCGGCAACCGCATCGCATTAAACTGCTTTTCACTGGCAGCAAATACGTCCACCACGGGCAGCTTTCCGCCGCTCGCCTTCTTGCTCTTCACGGCTGTGCCAGTATCTACGGCCACCCATTCACGCTTGCCGTTTAGGATGCGGATCTTGCTCCACAGCGGAATGATGTCTGGATCGACGGCGCAATGACGGCCAGCACGTAGGCGCGTGCCAGTGCTTGATTGATAGCGACTGCTCCATTCGTCCTCTCCGGGCCAGTAGCCAGTGATACGGACTTTAATTTTCTTCACGTCGATCTTTTTAGCGATCGGGCGAAGATCGATTAGTGCATTGCCTAGCTTGGCAGTGCTAAAGCCAAACAGTGCGAGAATTGAAAGCAGTGTCCTCATAGCCCTGGCCTCATTCGATCAATCAGATCGTTCTCGCGTCCTTCAGCAGCCGCCAGCGCAGCCTTTGCCTCCGCCAGCTCACGGGCCAGCGATCGCACTCGGTTGAGTAACTGCTCGTGGGTGGATTGTTCGAGTAATACTTCAATCACAGCGCACCTCCCTCGGGTCGTACTTTTTTAGCCAGCGCCACACCTTGCAAATGGACGTGAACGCCTCGAACGCCTGGGCAACTTGCTCGGCGTTGTACCTAATGTCCTGCAACTGGCCAGTGACGGGATCGATCAGCACGTTGCGGCATGCCATGCCCTCGTCCGTAAAAGCGTACGCATAGGCACTGAGCTGAAGCAGATCAGTTTCGTAGCCCGATGCTTTTGAGACGCCTTTTGCATCTTTCTTAAATTTGCGTGTCTTAAAATCAACCACCTCAATCACTCCGTGAATGTCGGCGATTAGATCCACTCGGCCTGCGTAGCCTTCCGCTTCGTTGACTAGGACGGACTCGCTTTCGTGCACTTTAGTCACGCAGCAATCCCGCCATTCCTTTAAGCCCGCATAGTGCTCTTCGTAGCCTTTGACCAGTTCACCTGGCTCTTGCTGATTGATTATCATTTCAGCCAGAGAATGAATGTGAGTTCCGCGCAGTGCGGCCGCTTCCACTTCCTTTCTGCTGTCCAGTACCACCCGCTTGGCAAAGTCGCTGTCGGCCTCGCCATCGTTCCGTGGTAGCGACAGGGCGGATAGAATCGCCTGCTCCTCTTTCCAATTCATCAGCCCTTGCTTGCTGGGGCCAACCGCTCCGAGGATGGTAGTCACGGACGGATACGCCCCAACCTTGCGGGCGGATCGCAGATCACCGTGGCACGACTCACCCGACGCCAGGTAATAGTGCGACGACTCAGTCTTTGCCGTTGCAATAAGCGCAGCCATTACTCCCAGTCCTTAATCAGTCGCATTGTCATAAGAGCCAGCACGACTGCGGTAGCGGGGAATACGATTTGAACTATCAAAGTTAGGATTTCCATTTTGGTATTCTTTCTGGCCAAGGCGGGATAGAACCACCTCGGCCAAGTGCTCAGAACGGCACGGGTGTTCCGTCGGCATCTAACTCGACGACGGCTGGTTTCGGTGCGCCCGGACGATTGCATTTCCGGACGAAGTCTTTATTTACTTTGATTTTATTCGCTCCGGCAGGGAGTACCGCCTGCACGTTTGCGTAGGTTGAGCCATCACGCTCCGCATGTGTGACAAGGATCTGACACGGCTTACCAATCAGCGTTTCCAGATCCAGATTCTGCGGTGGCGCCTTTTTGGCGTAGGATTTCAGATCTTTGAACAGAGCCGCCTTTTCGTGCAGGCTCAGTCCATAACGCCGACCGATAGTGAACGGCCGCCCGTCCTCCATCTTCTCAGCGATCTGCCAGACCAACCTGATCTGGTGCTTCTTTCCATACTGCGTTTCCACCACGCCGAGATCCTCAACGTCGCAGAACACTGCATCGTGATTCCCTTCCGGGGCTGGCGTATATGTGCCCCCTCTTGATGCTACTATTGGCATACTAGGATTTCCTTTCTTGGTTTCTTGGTTTTTGTTTCTTGGATTTGCAACGACTACTCATCGTCACAAAAATCGTTATTTCGGTGCGGTTGGTTTAGATCTTGGAATTCGCGGTCAGCTAAGTGCCATGCGATCTCATGCTTGCGGGCCAAGTCCTTGGCTTGTGCTAAGTCGCCACGATTGACTGCTTTCACAACTCGCTCGGCTGAGTTGCGGCAGGCCATGACTTCGATGTTTTCGATCAGGCGGAATTTCGTTAGGTCAGTCATAATCAGCCCCGGCGGTTGTTGCCGTAGTAATCACAGAAACGCTGATTATCATATTCAGAGTCAGCCTTCTCCCTCTCATAGACCTCGTGCTCGTAGTCCGGTTTTTCGTTGTTGATAGGTGTATCGTTGGTTGGTTCGCTCATTTTGTTTTCTCCTTCATCGAAAGGCGGAATGACTTGGCAGTCATCGCTACTGCTTCAGCCGTCAGGCACTTGGTTGTAAAACGCCAGATGCGCCAGCCCAGGTCGGCGGCTGCCCGATATTTTTCGCAATCCTTAACCATCCCCATCCCTCGCCCGTGACGGCCGCCAAACGGTAGGAACGCCCCACCGTCTAGCTCGATCGCACAGCGGGCGGATTTGCATGCGAAGTCGAAACGCCATTTACGCGTGGGGTGGAACGTGTGCTCGGCCACTAGCTCCGGGCCACCAGCCACAGTCCAAAGCACGATAAATTTTTTTGCCAGTGCGCTCACGATTGCACCCCGCTTTTCTTAAGGAGGCTTTCTAAAATCTCCTCTATGCGGTCTAGGCGATTGCGGAGATCGCGATGCTTGGTCTGTAGATCAATCAGAGCAGTCGTCTGCGAGAGCTGGGCCGATCCATAGGATTGGGCTGCACTGATGGGCAATACGCCCTCTTGTTCTAGGTCGCGCACGCTCACAGCAATTCCTTGCGAATAAAATCTACGACCCAGAAAAAGATCACTGCGCCAATGGTCAGGCCGGTAATTCCGCAACCAATCGCCAGTAGCCAGCCAAGGATTAAGGCCGATACCTGGGCAAGATCCCGCATGACTTCCCAAGAGATCATTTGCTGGCCTCGTGCTGGGCGTGCCACATACGGCACACCGCGGGGTTAGGGTGATAAACAAACGCTTCGGGCGTTAAATCGTATCCGCCCCTCGAATTTAAATTAAGTTGTTGGTAGTGAGCCTTTTTAGGCTCAGTTATTACTGCCGTGTTACCGTTTCGGCGTAAGTCGTTATAGTGATAAGCATCGGACGGGGTGGGATTTGAACCCACGGTTCTATCTCCTTCTTTGATTTGATTGATTATGCTTGGCGCGTTCATTGTATATTATTGCGTTAAACTGCCCAAATGTTACCCTTGTAACTGTGGCATACTCTTACGTTAAAAAAGGAAATCCTTGGTTCTACATTCGTTTTAAAGATCCGTCCGGCAAGTGGCGCACGAAAAGCACGCGATATCGAATCGACAACACCCTGCATCGGGCGAAGGCAACGGCCGAGGCCGCTCGACTTGGCGTTAATGAAAAGCGAAAAGATAGTGGCCACGATTGGGTTGATGATTTGATCGAGAATCATCCCGTTTCTGCTCTGACAAAAGTATATTATCGGAACTGCTGGCGTCATCTTGTGCGATTTATTATCGAAAAGAAAATAACCCTGCAAGCGTTTTCTGCATCCGATTGTGAAATTTATTTGAAGTGGCGTCAGGGCCTTCCGCGCACGTCCGGCGGTAAGGCTGGACGCAACCAGGCGTGCCAAGATTTGAAGATTCTGAAGTGGATTCATAGGCAGGGCCGACTGCTCGGAAAGATGGATTCTGTTGCCCTTCTGGATTACCGAATTAAGCGGGGGCCGATCGCCCGCGTCAAACCCGTGTTTTCGGATAATGAGATTAAAATCACCCGAAAGGCTTTGGCCGTCGATGGCGTGCCCGAATGGATGCGAATCAGCTTTGAAATCGCCTTGGCTACCGGCTGCCGTTTGCGTGAGACGCAGATACCTCTGGATTGCGTGGATTTGAAGAACCGTGTGCTTACCTTCCCCTGCCCCAAAGGTGGGACTGGCAAATCCTTCAGCATCCCTATCCCGGCCGCCATTGAACCGATGCTTGCCAAGATGAAAGCCGAGGGACGCGAGATCACATGCGAAGTCCCCCACACGCGAGCTTCGCTTTGCTGGCGTAGGCTCTTGGATATATGCGGCCTTAAGCGTCATTGTTTTCATTCGCTCCGGGTAACCCGAGTGACGAGACTGCGGCTTTCAGGCTGTTCTCAATCTGTCGCCATGAGACTCGTAAATCACTCTTCGACGTTAGTTCACGAGCTTTACCAACGGCACTGCGTAGACGATCTCCGCGATGCTGTGAATTTAGGCCAGTCGTCCGTATCAGCCGCCACTGATCAAAGTCAGACGGAATTACCTTACCCGCGATCAGCGGGAATCCCGGCAGTGCCTGCATTTGCTT